TGTTGTTTCCGCCCGCAAGAACCAACTGGTTGGAAACAGTTCCGCTTGTTCCAGACGTATTGCCGCCAGAAAGACCCATCGAAACGGCAGGCGCGCCGATGCTGATCGTGCTGCCCGCAGAGGCAATGCTGATCGCCCCAGTGCCGCTAATCGAAGAGGTGGCCGGGACGCTCTGCCCGGATAGCGCCAGATTCAGGCCGTTGCTGTTGAGCGTCAGGCTTCCTGAGATGTTCGTGCCGCTGAAACTGGTATTGGTTCCGGCGACGGTAACTGATCCAGACGATCCGTTGACCTGCTGCACATAGGAGGTCGGACCCGCCTGAACAGACGCCGTCAGAACAGACGAGTTCGACAGGCCGAAGGTCACGCCGTTGCTGTTCGCAAAGGACAACGTGCCCGACGTAAGCGTCTGGGTACCCGCGATGATTCCGCTGATGCCCGTCTGAGCGCCCGCCACGTTGGGGCCAGACAACTGCATGCTCAGGCCATTGCTGTTCAGGTTCAGCGTGGCCGAGACGTTTGTTCCGGCGTAGGTCGTCCCCGTTCCCGCGAACTTGGTCGTCTGGGAGGACGGGAAGGCTGCTGACGTGATCGCCGAGGTGGCGCTCGTGGCCTGAAGCAGGCTTGAGTTAGACGACGCAAAAGCGTTCGTCGTGATGTTCGATGTGGCGCTTGTGGCCTGCAGGAGGCTTGAGTTCGACGAGGCAAAGGCATTCGACGTGATCGCCGACGTGGCACTCGTTTGTTGGAACAGGCTCGACTGCGAGGTTGCAAGCAGAAGACTGGAGTTCGACGAAGCAAAGGCGTTCGACGTGATCGCCGAGGTGGCGCTCGTCTGCTGAAACAGCGACGACTGAGAGGTCGCAAGCAGCAGACTTGAGTTCGACGACGGGAATGCCCCGGTCGTGATCGCCGAAGTGGCGCTCGTCTGCTGAAACAGCGACGACTGCGAAGTCGCGATGTTGTTCGTCGTGATGTTGGTCGCGGCGTAGTTCGTGTTGACCGACGCCGTAATGACCGACGAGTTCGACATGCCAAACGTGACGGTCGGGCTTGTCTGGAAAACGATGGTGCCGGTGTTGGCGGACTGCGTGCTCGCCGAGATGCCAATGCCGCCGCCCGTGTAACTGGCGGTGATGTTGTTGCTGCTTAGGCCGAAATTGACGCCATTGCTGTTGACGAAATTAACGGCGGTAAACAGGCCGGAAGACGTTCCGGCGGAAACAACCATCTGCCCCGTACCGACAGGGCCGGTCGGTCCTTGAGGGCCAGTTGGCCCCGCAGGGCCAGTTGGGCCTATTGCACCCGGAGGACCTTGCGGGCCAACCGCCGCGATCTCTACGGTTTGGATATCGGTTTCGGTAACCGAGACTGTGGTCTCAGGGGTCTGAGTGACCGTGACCTGAGTGGGATCGCCCGAGTTGACCTCGACGACAGTCGGGCTTTCAGTGACATTTACTTGAGTCGGAGGATCATTCGCCATTTTAGCGCGTCACATCTGGAGAAACGGTTACTGAACCTTGCAGCAATCGCGTAACTATACCTCCAGAGGACGTGAGGATCAGATCATAAACCCCACGCAGCCACGAAAACCCTGCCGTCGTCGTCGAGGGAATGGTCAGGGTAATGGTGCCTGCCGTGCCGCCCAACACGATGTTGCCGTTGGCAGTGCTGCCTTCGTACAAGATCGTGGTTGATTGCGGGGTCTGCCGGATCTGAAGATCAGCAGAAAATCCCGTCAGGTCGACGGGAACAGCCGTGGTTGAAGTCGTCGTGCAGGAGCAGTCAGTCGAGCCGCCAACCTGCCACAAGAAGACCCGAATGAACGTAGCGCCCTGCTCGATGCAAAGGTTGTAAGTCCCTGCGCTCATACTTGGTCTCCAATGTGGCTTTCAGCCTTACAGGCTGACGACATTGTACTGGGTCACCGTCATGGTGACAGTCCCAGTACCGCTATTCCAAATCACGCGAACAAAACGCGGAGCAAACGAAAAACTGCTCATGGCGCTTGCCGTCGCGCCAACGACAGCGGCGTCTGCGCTTGGAAACCATGTCATGCTGCCCACGGGGACCGGATTGAACGGATCGTTTGGATCGTCCATGGACTGCTGAACGGTGTAGTTACCCGTGCCGCTCAAGACGCACTGGATGTTCACCTGCGGATGGGCCCACTCGTCCAGTCGGACCAAGTTGGACGTTGCTTGGCCTGTGTTGGCCGTCACTACGATGGAACGCATTACCTTGTTCCTTATTAAAAACGGGGGCACGAGGCCCCCGTTGATGCATCACAAACTGGGAGAGGGGGCCCAGTCTATTACATGCCCATTTCGTCCGTGTGGCCCTTGGGCGGCGTGCCCTTGTGAGCCGTGAACGCAAAAATGTTGCCGGAGGTCTTGCCGCCATGCTTACGCGGCTTACGACCCGCGTGATGCTTGCCGTGATGACCTTCGACCTTCATCTCATGTTTCACATGACCGCCGTGCTTCCGCTTGGCACGACCGCCGTGCTTCCGCTCTTCAGCCTCGTGAAATTCCTTCTTAGCGTTGTTACGCTCTTCCGGCTTGCTCTTGAGATCCTGTTCCGCTTCATTCACGCCGCCAGTGGCTTTGTGATGACGTCCTTTATGACCTTTCATTTCTTACTCCCAGATCAGGTGTACTGACCGTTGGTAAAGTTATTTGCGGCCTGCAAGTAGCAGACCACAAGTACCGCCGTCCCCGTGCCGCTGCCTGTCGACTGCGTCCAGATCTGAACGTCCTGCGTCGCACTGGAATTCAACCAGTTGGCGATCAGGCTCGTCACAGGAACGGTGTACTGACCCTGAACCAGTAAAGCGTGCGCGATAGCAGAAGCCAACTGGCTTCCACCGCTCGCCGTTCCAATGTTCAGCGTGTCAGAGCCGCTGGTCCATGACGCCGTGACGTTGATGTAGATGTCAGTGATCAGACTCTGTGCAGGGATGACGATAGAGGTCGCCGTCGCAGAAGCCGACTCCGTGATAGACGCAAACTGCGCCATCTGCACGAAGCCGACGTTCTGAGTTCCACTGCTTCCGCCGACACCGGCAAGATTGCCGGTGCCGTCAGAGTTAAGCACGTTGCCCGCAAGGATCGGCCCAGTTAATACTGTGCTGCTCATTTCGCTTCTCCTTACGAGGTCGGGAACGAGCCCCAGATGGCGCGCCAGTTGTAGTACCCAAACGAGTACCGCTCGTAGCCCTTGACCAACAGATTGTCCGTAACGAAGTCGACCTGCATGTCCATTTCGTACTTGACGCGCTCCATGTAGGAGAGACCGTCAATGTTGGTGAGCAGGAACCATGCATAAGGCGAGGTCAAGAAGTCGTTGACCATGTAGCCTTCCGGCAAGCCGCCCGCCGTCGAGAGGATCGCGTTGACATCGTTATCCGCAGTACCCGGACGCAGTTCCGTCTTGAGAAGACGAATCGCAACCGGTTCCAACTGCGGAGGCACAATCAACTTGCGGCCACGAGCGAAGACCTTGAGGTTCGCCATGTCGCGGAAGTTGGTACGAATCGAGATCATCGCGTTCAGCAGCGTGGCCTCATTGAGGTCAACCTGCGTCGAAGGCGTGTTCGCAATCGTATTGCCGTCGATGGGGTGGCTCGTCGAGCACAACGAAACACCGTCACCGCCGATGTTCGCATTGTACGTCGTCGCGGTGTTAAGGACGTTCGCGCCGTAGATTTCCTTGGTCTGCTGAAACGATTCAATCAGACCGAGGTTCGACGGATGGAACTGCGTCTTGTAAAGGTTATCGTCAATCGCCTTGCGGGTGATCGCGTAACCGAGCGCAATTTCATTGTGCTCTTGGTTGTAGATGAAGCGCTCGCCCGAGTTGTTGTCGAACGAGGTCTGAGCACCTTCCGTCTTCAACTGCGCCAGACCGAGGTAACGCATTTCAGCGGTACGCTCAAGGGCGAGTTTCGAGTCATGCTTGGTGAAGATCTTGTCGTACTGAGACGGAATCATCTCGTACTTGCCTTCAATCCCGCGAAGACCCGGAAGCAGGAGGTCCTTAATAGCACTTAAATTAACGGCCATTTTTAGTTACTCCTTAGACGGTGCCGGTCAACTGCTTGGTCTCGACGTTGTTAAACGCCACGACCACATAGTTGTATGCACCGCTCTGGGTGCCTTGAGCATTCGGCGGATCGGTGGGAACAGCCATAACACGGAACGGAAGCGTCGCCGTGGTGGCCTGCGAGTTGTACACGATGTACGCGCCCGAAACGCCCGTCGCGGTGCTGCCCGTGCCGTAAGCAAACTGCACGTTGGCGCCGATGTCGGCCGTCGTGAGACCCGTCGAGGACGAGCCACCCACCTGCACAAGGAACTGCGCGTTGGGGTCGTTGACGACGTAGCACTCAACGGTGTTGCTCGAAGCAACGTCGCTGCCCGGCCAGTAGTTCGACCACACGGTACGCTTCTGCGCGACCGACAGGTACTTGCAGCCAACGAACACACCGGCAAGCGTGCCTGTGCCCGGCGTCGTCACATAGACGCTGCCGTCCGAATTACGGAAAACCGGATCGCCGAAAAAAATCGCCGAGGCATTGTAGTCCGCAAACATCGCGACCTGTTCGTAGGTCGGAAGCGAACCCGTGCCCTTGTACTGACTAAAGCCGAAAGGCGCACTGTTATTCGCCATGACGGATTCTCCTTACAGGAGGCCATCATCGCGCACCGGGGCGATTTAGACCGGGGGTAATCTTCAACTCCTGCGCCGGGCAGGAGGTTGAGGGCAATTTACGCCGCCTACTTGACAAGTGCAACAGTACAAAAGAAAAAGCGCCCCGAAGGGCGCTCAAGGAGGCATTTACTGCCTTTTATTCTGGAATCGGGATCGCTTCGTAGGACTTGCCGATCTTCGTCAGGCTGCTGCCGTCGCTCTTGCTGCGCTGCAGCGTGCCTTCGGGAGTCGCGTTCAACTGCGCTTCCTTCTGGCGAACCTGAAGTCGAGCACGGCGCAGGTCGGCGGCGCGCACTTCGTCGCTGATTTCCTTTGGGCGTTCCATCAGGATCATGCCCTTGCGCTCGATCACGGCGAAATTGCCGATGCTAGGCATCATTTCGGGGTGGCGATTTGCCGGGACAGGCTCCCAACCCTTGCGGGCAACCTGAACCTGATAGGCCGGGTCCTCGCTGCCCAAGAGCAACTTGCGCTTCCACTCGTAGTCCCAACCGTCTGGAATGATGTCGGGCGGGATGTAGAACTCGTCGGTGCCCTCTTCCATCGAGCCGCCCGCGTGCTCGCGCAGTTCTGCAGCGCGGCGTGCGGCGCGGTCACGGGGATTTTCGCGCAAGGGCGCACGCTGTATGCCGGTGGGCTCTGGGGAGGCTGCAGCAGCCGCCTGAGCCTCTTCTTCGGCAATCTCGTCTTCCACCTCGTCAATCGCCTCCAGAAGCCGATTAGAGCGAGCGCGGGCACGCCTCTGCTTAGGGGTTTCATTGTCCATAGAATTCTCCATTAGTTCAGTTTCCCTTCACGCTGAAGCGCCAACTTGTTCTTGGCGTATTCCTGATCGGTCATGCCCATCATCTGCGCCATCTCGCGCTCGTCCTTGGTCAGGCGAACGACGTTAGGGCGGTTTCCGGTGCCCGCGTTGCCGCTGCGCGAGACAGGGGCTGCAGGAGGCGCGGTACGGCGCTGCGTGACCTTAGCGGCGTCCGCAGTCGCCTCTGCCTGCACCGGGGCGTCACGGCGGATCCGAAGCGTGTTTTCAATCGAGTCGAAATAGTCGTCGGTGTCCGGGCTGATGCCGTCCGCCATCGCCAACTCGTGCGCCGCGATCATCTTGCGGTACAGGTTGGGGTTACGGGCGTATTCCGGGTGGGCGCGAACCCACTGGGCCGAGCGGGACGATAACTGACTCGCAAGCGCCTCAACCGGGTCGCTTTGGACCGGCTCAGGCGCCTTCTGCTTCGGCGAACTCTCCAGAGCCTGCTTGCCCTGCTCCAACTGAAGCAACTTGGCAGAATTCTCCGCCATGGTCTGCTGAATGTCGGCGGCGGAGTCGTAATCGCCTGCCGCCATCGCCTGAGCGTAGGCCGACTTCAAATTCAGCGTGTTTGCCTTCACCGAGTCGATGGCGTTGTTGATTAGGTGCAGATTGGTGTCCGCAACCTCGTTTTGCGCCCTGAAAGCGTTCTGTTTGGCCTCGTTTGCTGCCTTTTCGGCGGCAATACGCGCAGAACGCTCCTCTTCCAACTGCTTTTTGAGGGCTTTGATGCCGTCTTCGGGCGCGGTTTCGGTCTTTACGGGCGATTCTTCGGCCTTTACGACCTCAACTTCGTCCTTTTTGACCTCTTTCTCAGTCGGATCGATCTCAATCTCAATCTGTTCCGGTTCATCAGCCATGATTGCCCCCTTACCAGACCAAATCTGGGTGTGAAACGCGCCCGCGCACGTTCTCGTCCTTCAAAATTCGGCACAAAACGCCGTTGACGGTGATGCTCCAACCGTCCGAAGGGCGGAAAACGATCCAATCGTGGACCTTTACGCTGACTTCCTTGAACCAGACGCCGCTTTCGTCGACAAAAGCGTCGGGTCCAACCTTCAAAATGAGGCCCACCTTGCTCTGGTGACGGTCTTCGTTGCGGTGCTGATCCGGCAGGACGATGCCGCCCTTCGTTTTCTCAGGCCGGATGTAGACGGCGCACAGGATCTGATTGTGATACAGGTCAAAACCGTAGATCGGACCTACGGCTTTGATCAAATCTTCTTTCGGGTCGGTATCGTGTTGCATAGGTGTATGCGGCATAGGTACTCCAATTACGATTTATCCATCACAGAACGGGCTTCATCACATAGATCGTCGAGTTTACGCCACGCCGCGAGTTGCCCCGTGATGTGTTTGTAGTCCGCGATATCGTGAATGCTTACACCTAACGTGAGGATGTCCGTTAGGCGTTCAATCTCTTCGTCGACCAATTTCTTAAGTTCGTATTCAAATCGGACGCTGATCGTTTGCATCGGTAGGTCTCAATCGAAAGGGGCGGTCATTGCTGACCGCCCCTTATACCATCAGGCGGGCTTTAAGCCATACGCCTTCACTTTCTCAAGGCGTCCCTTGCCGCCGCCAGAGCCGTCCTTGATCGGGTAATGAACCCGGCCACCGCGCTTGCGGCCCATGAGGCCCGGAGGCGCTCCCATGGGAGGCGCGCCGCCCGGAGGCGGGGATGCAGGCATCGGAGGACGCATACCGCCCGGTGGCATACCCGGCGGCATACCCGGAGCCATGCCCTGATGAAGACCCCCCGCAGGCGGCGGGGGCGGCATCATCCCGCCTGCCGGAGCCTGATGACCGCCGTGCGGCGCGATGACGATGTTGATGTTCGTCTTCTTGGCGCGACCGCCGTGCTTGCGAGCCTTACGACCGCCTGTCGGGCGCGTGCCCTCTAGAGTGCCGTCGGTGACGCTGCCGCCGCCTTTCTTTTTGACCATGCCGCCGCTGCAGCATTTGACGCACTTGCAGCCCTTCGGATGCACGCTACCACCTTTTTTGAACCGTGAAGAAATTTCGCCCGGAAGCGGCTCGTCGTAAGAATCCGGCGAAGCATGACGACGCTCTTGAGGTCGGCGCTCGTATTCTGCCTTGCCGCGACGATCCTGTTCAGCAGAAGCAAGATCAGCGCGCTCGCGCTTTTGAATGCTCCTGCGGCTACCACCCTGCGGCATGACCTTAACTGAGCCGGTCGCGCCGCAATGGTAACAAGGAAGAATCTTGCCCTCTTCATCAGGATCGTGAATCTGATGGCCCCATCCCCCGCACTCAGGGCACTCTTCGCGATCCTTCTTTTTAAAGATCAGTCCGCCCTTCGCCATGCCGGGCTTGATCGCGCCCCTTTTGACAATCGACTTGATCAGTTTCTTGTCTTCGGCGACGTCGTCGTGCTTCATCGCCTTGCCGCCGCGCTTCATGCCGCCGACGTGCTTGGTGCCTGCGCGACCCTCGTTGGCTTCCTTCATGTCGCGGTTCAGGAGGCTGTCCGCCGTCAGCGCCTTGCCGCCGCTCTTGCGGGGCTTGCGACCGGCGTGATGGTGGGCGTGCTCGCCCTCAACCTTGCCGCCGCGCTTGAACTGGCGACGGGAGATCGGGCGCAGGCCCGTCTTGGCTTCTGCCTCTAGAGGTTCTGCCTGTTTAAAGTCACTGGCGTCAACCTTGCCTTCGTCGTGAGTGCGGCTGTAGCGCTTGGCTTTCGCCGCACGCTCTTCCCGCGCCTTTTTGGCTAATTCGGACATGTCAGTCTCCTGCGGGGGGTTTACCGCGCTTTTGGTTTTGTCAAGTGTGCGACCATACGGAGGGCGTGGTCAACAAGACCGCCACTCGCCTTTGGCATTAACTTTTTTCTTGCAGCGGAAACGTCTTCTGGAGAAACGCCGTAGGCCTGTGCCTGCTGCGGCGTCATGTTCATTACCCCAGTAAGTGCTCGTGTGAACCTGTCGGAAGGGCGTGTTTGACTATCATCTCGTACGCCCCCTCGATTTCCGAGTCCGTCACCTTGTCCGCTGACTGGTGCTTCTCCACCAGATAGTTGAGTTCCTTGTTCAGAAGCCCAACTTGCGGATCGGACATCCGATTTACCGTCTCCCGGCCTAGAACCCGCACGGCTTTGTGCGAGATAGTTTCGTAATGCGTCTTGTCGATCTTCATCTTTTCCATCCCATTTCATAATGGACACAGAAGGCATTCCCATCGATTCGTCCCACCCAGTAGAACGCCAGTAATGCTTCAAGTCCTCAAGTTGTTGATCGGTAGAATATTGTGGGTCAAACGGAATACGTCCTAACTCTTTAAAACCAAACTGCCTGTAAAACGATGGCAAAAAGCCATCCGGGTGTTTTTTAGATGGTACAGCATATGCGTCTAAGGCAGTAGCGCCCTCTTTAATTGCTTTTAGCATGACCGAAGCGCCGCCAACCCCCTTGGCGCCCGGCTCATTGTTTACAACGCTGACCAAAGCGGTCTCATTAGGAGTCAATTCTGGGTGTTTAAACCCATATTCCTCTTCGTAATTTGTTCCGTGCTTCAGGCCAAAGTACACGTCGCCACTGGGTAACTTAAACGCCCTGAACTTCTTCTTCTTGACCATGTCCTTGATTTCCTTCTCAGAATACTGAGTAAGGGTCGAGGAGGCTTCAGAGTTTTTTAGGGCTTTAGACATCTCAGCAGGCGATACGCCGCCATGCCCAACGGGCGTTTCTGTATTAGTCCAACGGTCATGGGCGACATCAAGAGCCATACGGGCTGCTTGGGGGGACTGCACGTCCATTGGATGACTAGGCAGGTTGTCGGCAATTGCCTGAGTAACCGTGGTTGTCGGCAAAGCAAGATCAAACCCGCGCAAAATTTGCGCCGTGTCTGCTGCAGGATTTGAAGACTTACCAGACGCTTTCTTTGCTGCTCGTTTTTGATCAAACCAGTCTTTCCACAAGGTCTCTGCAGCAAAAGGATGGTGGAACTTGCCAACAATCCGGCCGCGAATACCTAACGGATAGGACTCATGCGGAGTGAACCCTGACTTAACCAAATCGGCAACGCCCTTGTCTCCCTTTTCCAGTTCCAACAAGTACATCACGTCGCCACGGTTCAGTCCCGCGAACCGAGGATCTATCGTCTCTCTGGCAATTTTTTTGACGCTAGGAGCGCCTAATTTTTGCGCTCTTGCACTATGTAAAATTTTGGAAATCCGATCACGGCTTTCAAAGTTTAAAGAGTCAACGTAATCGTGAATATTTTGGTGTGCAAACCCCGGGAAATCTTGCAAGACGCTAAGTTTCTTGTTCTTGGATTGCGCCTTGATCAGGGCATCAATTTGATCAAGGTTTTCTTTTGGAATGCGCTTGTCTCTAGCGTGAGCAGCCATTGTTCCAATCAAAGCACGGGCAAACGACGAATTAGATTCATGCGTGTCAGGCATCATCGCGGTGACAGCGGCATAGTCGGCATTCTTATTCAATTTGAACGTGCCGCGTCCTTTACCTTTAATAGCCCACCCCATGCCGCCACGCTGATTCTCTTCAATCAATGGGAATCCCGGGCCGCCGCGCATAGCAACAGGCTTAGTTAACTGACTGGAATCAATTCCCGTGTAATCAGGCCCGGTCTTTAAAAGATCGGCCCGAATTGGAAAAATTCTTTTCCCAACGAGATCTTGCGGATTGATCGTTGGCACTTCATCCCATGAAGAATAGATAGGTCGATCAACCTGCACTGACGACGCTTCATCTGCGGGGACAACTTTCTTTTTCTTAGGCGCTCCGCCACGCGCATATTTTTCTTCGCTTGAAAATGGAATGCCTGCGGCCCGCATAACATGTACAAGCGGATGATCAATCAAAGGATTGTCTTTGATCTTGCCGCCGGTAGCAGCGTGCTGCATGGCGTGAATGACGTCAGAATGCGTCGTCTGATCGTTGCCAACGGCGTCCCAGATGGTGTGATGTGCGAGGTGCTGATAGTAAGGGTCAAGACCTTCCGGCGTCGTGAGGTTCATCGCCCGCTGCCTTGCGGCAAGGCGTTCGACGGCCTCCGCGCCGCCAAGCCCGCTGCGCCGGGCGATGTACGGTGCCGCCTGCTTTGACGGATTTCCGGTGTGAAGGACGATCTGCCTTGCGTCGAGCGTCGGCTGATCGCCTCGACCGAGCAGGGACGCAATGAACCCCGCCTTGCTAGGGCCGACGCCGCGCACGCCTTGAATAAAGTCGCGCCATTCGGATGGGCTGCTTGTTCCCTGCTGTGCCTGAGCGACCAGTCGAGACACGTCGCCCTCACGGCCCGGCAAGTTTTTCGCCGCCCACTGCAGCGCGTCTGGGATGTCCGTCGTGTGGCGGCCAAACGGCGCCATGATCTGCACCGCGTTGCTGATCGAATGCGGATCGATGATGCCGCGCTCCGCGTGCTGCAGGTAGCGCTGACCCATCGGCGTGTGCAGCCACTCGCCAAACGCGCCTTCTGGGCGAACCTTGGGCTCGTTATGGTTGGGCAACGCCAGTCCGGCGGCGCGAACCTTGTCAGAATCGACGGCGCCGCGCTGAATGCTAGCGCGGGTGATCGTGTACGCCTTGATCAGGTCACGCGGCGTGAGGCCTACAGTGCCCGCCTTGTTTGCCGTGTCGTCCATAAAGCGACCAAAAGTTGCGACATGCGACGGGATCTCTTTTGCGTCGCCCAACTGCGCCTGCACGTCCTTCAGCGGACGCCATTTCCAGTCTTCAATGGCGCTCGTCTTTGGGTCCCTATAGCCGCCGCGCTTCATGCCTTCGGCCACCATCACCGCCCGCCGAATCGCCTTCTGCGGGTCTACGACGCCGCCCGTGGCTTTGGCGATGATGGCTCCGCCGTTTGCTTTTTCTGGCGCATACTTTTTATGAAACGCTTCGTTTTCTTCTTTTGTTAAAAAATCAGGAAGCGTCTCGCCGTTCTCGCGCATCTTTTCGAGTATTGGCTTGTACAGTTTTAAACTAGGCCAATGACGCGCATCGATCAAATCGGCGTTATGAAGATCTGAAACGTCTCCCCATTTACCTGACTTCACGAAATCCTGAACGTAAGGCATGTAGCGGGCTACGGGCTTGTTATTGGCCTTGCCCTTAATTTGAGCAATGTCGTCAGGACTAGGGTTGCCTTCATCGTCCACAACGCCCAATGAATGAAGTTCACTCATCCTTTCGTTTTCATCA